CAGGTGCTACTCCTGCTGGTTCAGCTACACAACCTTGTGCAGTTTGGGGTCAGATGAGTGGAATATCTTGTGGGTCTGCTTTGAAAATTGTTGAGTCTTTAAGAAGTACATCTACTTTTGCTGATATCGTAAGAGGATTATTAGTATTCGGTAGAAAAGTTCTTAGAACAGAAGCAATTGGAAGAACAATCTATGTATTAGACTAATATCTAATAGCTTTGTTAGGGGATAGTAATATCCCCTAGCAACTAACTTATAAAGGAACTATTATGGAAAAAATAAAAAATATGGCGAGTGAAGCAACTCATTTTTGGAATGAACATAAAAAAGTTGTTATTGTATTTGGTATAATTTTAATTATTGCAATAATAGTTTAATTCCAATGGGTTTAATGTCATCACCTGCATGGACTCGTAAAGAAGGAAAAAATCCTAAAGGTGGGCTTAATGCTAAAGGAAGAGCTTCTTACAATAAAGGTAGAACTAAAACTGGTAAGAAAAGAAACCTTAAAGCACCAAGTAAAGTTGTAGGTAACAAAAGAAGAAAGAGTTTCTGTGCTAGAATGAAAGGAATGAAAAAGAAATTGACTTCCAAGAAAACAGCTAGAGACCCTAACTCAAGAATTAATAAAGCTTTAAGAGCTTGGAACTGTTAAAAATTTATGGCAAAAACATATTTAGCAATGACTAACGAATTGTTAGTTGAATTAAATGAACCTGAATTAACATCTATTAGTACAGCAGTAGGAATACAAAAACAAGTTGCTAATTGTGTAAATAGAGCATACTTTGATATAGTAGATGCTGTAGATGATTGGTCTTGGTTAAGTACCAATACACCTCAGAATGAATATTATGGTAATACTTATGTTGAAACAGTTGCAGGAACTAGATGGTATTTATTAAAACCTGGTTCTGCAAATGTAGATGCAGATTATGATTCAGTTAACTGGGATGCATTTACTGCTACAACAGAAGGTGTAAGTGGTAAGTCAGCTCCTTATACAATTAATAAATTAAATTTTACTACTCTTACAGTATGGAGAAATAGTTATGCTAAAACAGAAGAATTAGATAAATCTGATTCACAAACTTATGGTACTCCTTTAAGAGTTATTAGAAGTTCAGATGGTAGAAGATTTGGATTATCTCCTATACCTGATGGAGTTTATAGAATTTATTTCTTTGCTTATAATAGACCTGCAGAATTATCTGCAGATACAGATACAGTTTTATTTCCAGAACAATACAAACCAGTTTTACTAGCAAGAGCTAGATATTATTTATATCAATTTAAAGATAATATTGCTCAATCACAATTAGCTTTAGATGAATATAAAAAAGGATTACAGAATATGGCTGACAATTTAAATTCACCACAACCACAATATATGTCAGATGTAAGATTTACTTATTTATTACCATAAGGATTAAAAACATATGCCAACACAAGGTGCATCAATTACAGTTGCAGGAGGATTAGATTTAGTTTCAAGTTCTCATGCATTATTTAGAACTCCAGGTGCAGCTACTATATTAGAAAATTTTGAATCTTCTACAACAGGAGGTTATAGAAGAGTAAGTGGTTATTCAAAATTTGGTGGAGCTAGTGCAGCAATACCTTCAGGTGTTTCAACTGAATCAATTGAAGGATTATTTCCATATGCAAATGGAGTTGTAGTTTGTCAAGGTGATGATATTTATTGGAGTACTACTGGAACAAGTTGGACTCAAATTAATAAAGATACTTATAAAGTTAAAACAGGAACAGTATCAGTAACTTCAGGAAGTGCTGCAGTTACAGGAAGTAGTACAGTATTTACAACTGAGTTTGCTGTTAATGATAGAATAAGAATTAATAATGTTAATTATAGAGTTTTATCTATAACAAGTGATACAGCATTAACATTAGATTATAATGTTGTAACAAGTATAAGTGGACAAGCTGTTTATAAAAGTGGTATGTCTTCTTCAGATTTATCTAGTGCAACAGTCTCATCTAGAACAAATCAAACGAATTGTCAATTTGTTAATTATGAATCAGAAGGTATTTATGGTACCTTATATATAACAGATGGTAATAATAAAATAGCAGAATTTCAAATAACTACTTCAGCAGGAAGTAATGTATTTCATTTTGAAACATTAGAAAGGTCTTCTCCTATTAATCCTAAAAGGTGTACTATATATGCTGAAAGATTAGTAGTAGCTGGACAAACTACTTCAGATAGTACAGTTGCTTATAGTACTAGATTAGAACCATATAATTTTACTGGTTCTTCTGCAGGTACAATAGATACTGGAGATGTTATTGTAGGTATTAAAGTCTTTAGAAATACTCTTGTTATATTCTGTAAAAATAGTATATTTGAGTTGACAAACCTAGATTCTACCCCTATACTTAAATCAGTAACCAAAAATATAGGTTGTGTAGATGGAAACACAATTCAAGAGATAGGTGGAGACTTAGTTTTTTTAGCACCTGATGGATTAAGAACAGTTGCTGGAACAGCTAGAATTGGTGATGTTGAAATAGGTTCTATTAGTAGAAAAATATTACCAGTAATAAATGATTTATTAGATAATATAGCTAACTATACAATTGATAGTATGGTTATAAGAGAAAGAAGTCAATACAGATTATTTTATTATCAATCTGGTCAAGCAGCTTCTGGACAAAAAGGAATTATAGGTACTTTTAAATTTGATTCTAATGGTGTTCCTGCATTTGAGTGGAGTCAAACAAAAGGAATGGCTATTGAAAGATGTGCTTCAGATTTAAATGTATCTAATACAGAAGTAAAATTTGGTGCAAATGAAACTGGTTATATTTATTCATTAGATTCAGGTAATGATTTTGATGGTGAAAATATAAATGCAAGATTTCAAACACCTGATATGGATTATGGTGATAATGGTTTAAGAAAAAGTTTGTACGCAGTTAAAACAAATTTAGAACCAGAAGGAACAAACTGTAATTTAAAATTAAGAATTAGATATGATTTTGAATCTACTGATGTACCACAACCAGGAGAATTTTCAATTGGTTGTTTAAGTAGTTCAGCATTATTTGGTGCTGCAACATCTAAGTTTGGAACATCAACATTTGGAGCAGTTACATTACCAAGTAAAAGAGTTTTAGTAACAGGTAGTGGATTCTCTAATAGTTTTAGATTTACTACAAATGATAAAGATGCATCTTATTCAGTTAATGGAATGTTTGTATCTTTTATAGCAGGAGGAAGAAGATAATTTATGGCAGGATATACACGACAAAGTACTATTACAGATGGTAATACTATTACAGCAGCAATATTCAATAATGAATATGACCAACTATTAGCTGCCTTTAATAATACTACAGGACATAAACATGATGGTACTGCAGCAGAAGGTCCAGTAATTTCAGTATTAGGTGATGGTGGTTTAGCTACTCCTTTAAATAAAATTTCAATAGATACAGCTAATGACCATATAAAATTTTATATAGATGTTAGTTCAAGTGCAGTAGAACAATTAAATATTTTAGATGGTGTAATTAAACCTGCAACAGATAATGATATTGATTTAGGTTCATCTACACATGAATTTAAAGATGGTTATTTTGATGGTACTTTAAATACAGATACATTAGTTATAGGTACTTCAACTGGTGTAACTTCTGTAGATACAGATTTAACTACTGCTTCAGCTAGTGATGATACATTAGCTTCTGCAAAAGCAATTAAAGCTTATGTAGATGCAGTTCCTATTGGAGACCTTACTGCTATTACAGTAGGAAATGGTTTAAGTGGAACATCTTTAACAGGACCAATACCAGATTTAACTATTGATACATCAATAACAGTTGATAAAACAACATCACAAACTTTAACAAATAAAACTTTAACAAGTCCAGTTTTAGATACATCAATTAGTGGAACAGCTTTTTTAGATGAAGATGATATGGCATCTGATTCAGCTAGTAAAGTTGCATCACAACAATCTATTAAAGCTTATATAGATAATAATGTTTCAAGTGTAACACCTTCTAGTACAACTACATTTACAAATAAAACAATTGATGCAAATGGTACTGGAAATAGTATTACAAATCTTGAAGTTGCAGATTTAGCTTCAGGTGTATTAGATACAGATTTAACAAGTGTATCAGCTAGTGATAATACACTTGCTTCAGCTAAAGCTATTAAGTCTTATGTTGATAATAATGTTTCAAGTGTAACAGCTTCTAGTACAACTACATTTACAAATAAAACTATAGACGCAGATGCTACTGGTAACTCAATTACAAATATTGAAAATGCAAATATTAAAGCTGCAGCAGCAATTGATGCAACTAAAATTGCAGATGGTACTGTTACAAGTGCAGAGTTTCAATATATTAATTCTTTATCAAGTAATGCTCAAGACCAAATAGATTTAAAAGCTCCTTTAGCTTCTCCAGGTTTAACTGGAAATCCAACAGCTCCTACTCAATCAGCAGGAGATAATTCAACTAAACTTGCAACTACAGCTTATGTAGATAATTCTCAAGCTGCTAGAGACCAGTTAAGTGAAATGACAGATGTCACACTTGCTAGTTTAGCAGATGCTAATTATTTTATATATGATAATGCAGCAAGTGTTTGGAAAAATAAAGCTATAAGTGGTGCAATAACTTCAGATAAAGATGGTGTTACAACATTAGCTTCAGGTATAGATGCTACTAAAATAGCTGATGGCACAGTAACAAGTACAGAATTCCAATATATTAATAGCTTATCATCTAATGCTCAAACTCAAATAGATGCTAAACAAGCTACAATAGATTCTTCTAACAGGTTAAATGCCAACCTAGTTGGGGATGGTTCAGTAGATGATACTGAATATGGTTATTTAAATGGTGTAACTTCAGGAATACAAACTCAAATAGATGCTAGAGCTTCAGCAGGTTTTGCTGTAGCAATGGCTATTGCGTTGTAATTCTCTGTTGACAATTTGATTAAAAAAAGGTATAATTAGGATAATTCTATGGCACAAGATTTTGAAAGAACTTTACAACGAAATATATCCAACAACTCTGGTTCTCCTACAGAATTAAGAGCAGCAGCAAATTCTGATGATGCTATCATTGGTGTTAGATGTACTAATACTTCTGGTACTGCAGTTAATGTTACTGTATATGTAGAGAACAGTTCAACAAACTATTATATAATTAAAGATGCTCCCATCCCTACAGGTGGTTCATTAGAATTAATTGATGGTGGTTCAAAAGTTGTATTAATGAGTGGAGATGCAGTTAAAGCTTATGCTTCAGCAGCTTCTTCAGTTGATATAATTACAAGTGTTGTAGATACTATTTCAGCATAATAATTAAAAGGAACATTTTCTATGGCATATGTGGGCAGAAAACCTGCTAACGCAGCAATAACATCAAGTGATATTGAAGACAATATTATTATTGCTTCTAAGATTGCAACTAATGCAGTTGAAGAAGCAAAGATAAATGCTAATGCTGTAACTACTGTTAAAGTAAATGCAGATGCTGTTACAAATGCTAAAACAGAATTTACACCTGGATTAGAAATTAAAGGTGATGGTTCAAGTGCTGATGGAAAAATTACTTTAAACTGTTCACAAAATTCACATGGAGTTTCTATTACATCTCCTGCACATTCTGCAGGACAATCTTACAATTTAATTTTACCAACTTCAGTTGGAACAAGTGGACAAGTACTTGCTACTGCAGGTTCAAACACTAATCAATTAAGTTGGATAGATGCAACAGAAACTAAACCAACTGTAGCAGATGTTTCTCAAACTATCGCACCAGCAACAGCTACAACAATTAATATTACAGGAACTAA